ACCAACACGGCAAGCGCCTCCTTTTGTACAACACCCCGTGGCTGGCCATGTCACAGCCCTTTGGACTCAGGATGCTGCTGGGCGTCCCCCAGAAGCGCTTAGCGTGTTGGTGGCCAGTTACGCCGGCCAGTCGGTCAACTCGGGCACCGAGAGAGGAAAGAACCCATTGACTGATGCGGTTAGACGGGCAGAGCAGAACAAACGCCCACCCCGCTTACACCATCACCTAACTCCACAGGGCGGTCTGAATATATCAGAAAAAGACGGGGCATATTGCAGCCCCGTTTAACCCAACTGAAAGGAGAACGACAACCCTGAAGCTGTCCCCTCAATCATATATCAAACAACCTGCGCCGCCAAAACTCAGCCAGCAGTAAGGCCTCTGCCCGCCCGTTGTCCTTCTTGCGCGCCAGCGGAGCGTTCGGCCACAACTCCCTCGCCATGGCCAAGCTGTCATCCTTGTCCGAAGTCAGCCCCATTTCCTTCTTCCACTCACGCGGCGACACCAGATGCCAAGGGCAATCAAACCGCTCGGCCAATGCAATGGCAGCACCAAACGACATCCCAAACTTGAAAGATGAAACAACCCCCTGGCCCGGCATGCTGTGGACCGATTCAACAATGACTTCACAGTCTTGCTTGTCACGTGCGAGACAGATCTCACCCCAAATCTTTGTTGATTCCAAATGCTTATCTGTGTGGTGCATATCACCACAAGCGTGGTAATTTCCATTGTGAGTGATGGCTCCCCATGCGCCCGAGAACCCCGGATCAATACCAAATATCAGCATCTCTCTCTCCTTTTTTGAATTTATATGATATCAGGTGTTGCGGCTTGCAATATATGTGGTACATTACTCTCCCGACTAACTGATACATGGAGAGAAGATGGAAAAAGCAAAGATGTATCAAGATCTAAGTAATGCGCAGGAGCTGGCATCTAAGATCATTGATCACGTACAGAAATCCATGGGTGACAAGCCCGGCGTAACAGAAGAAGAAGCAGACCTAATTCGAGCGGCACTGTGCATTGCCTACTCGTCATTTTGCTCGATGACCGAAACCAGTTTGCACGAGACTCTTGAAATGGTTATGACCGTTTACAAGAACACTGTTGTTTTGGGAGGCGAAGATGAACAAATGCCCTGACTGCGGCGCAATAGCCCCAGACGATTACCACACCTGCATTGAGTACGAGCGCAACAGAGCCAATGATTTGCAACAGCAGATTGAAGTTCTCAGCATTGAGCTGCAATTGCTTCGCAACCGAATAACCGAACTTGAGCAACACGCCGCAGGGCGTACACCTTGGAGAGCAGAATGAAACTTGCAATACACCCACACAGAAGCGACGTCTTAACGGTTACGTTAGACGAATTGAAGCGCATTGAAAATGGCGAAGAATTAACAGTCAGTGCATTGATAGTCCGACTGGAAAAGCCAGACACGGTTGTTTACCCATCAATGGCCACAAGCTATAAAGGCAACCAAAAACACGATTGGTTCATCGAAGATAAATTAAAACTTGTTTTTGATGGAAAAACAGGTGAATTGAAATCTGCAGAGGTAATTTAATGCAACTAACCAACAAACACAACTTGCCTGATACGTTTGTCAACGTCATCAAGCGCCCGACCTATAGCAAAGGTAAGGCCAATCTGTCCATCACTGAAATGATTGACAGCCCTCGCGTGGTTAACCTCAAGCGCAAGCATTGGGATGACATTGAAGTCGATGCCAGTGAGATGGTTTGGTCACTGTTTGGCTCCGCCGTCCACGGCATCTTGGAGCACGGCAAAGGCAGCAATCACATCGTTGAAGAGCGCATGCACGTAGTCTTTGACGGCTGGCATATCTCCGGCGCAATTGATCTGCAAGAAGTCTACGAAGACGGCATCATCATCAAGGACTACAAAGTCACCGGCGCATGGTCTGTGCGCAACGAGAAGCAGGCTTGGCATGAGCAATTGAACCTGTACGCATGGTTGGTACAAAGCGCCAAACAAAAGCCCGTCAAAGGCCTGCAAATCGTTGCCATCATCCGTGACTGGTCTGCCCGCGAAGCCAGCATCAAGCCCGACTACCCGCAGGCTCCCATTGTGGTGATCGACATCCCGCTGTGGACGCCCGAGAAACAGTTGGAGTTTGTTGAGCAGCGTATCAACGTCCATGCAGAAGGCTACTTTGAGTCTGACGTTGGCGGCGAGCTGCCGGAATGCACAGAAGATGAGATGTGGGAAAAGCCCACCATGTACGCCGTCAAGAAAGTTGGCGGTGTGCGCGCAAAGAGTGTGCACACATCAGAAGAAGATGCGAAAGCAAATCTTCCACCCAAAGACTACGTCATCGAGGTTCGCCACGGTGAACGTACCCGTTGCAAATCCTATTGTCAGGTAGCGGGATTTTGCAGCCAATACAAACGCTACTTGGCAGAAAACCCACAGGAGTAAACATGGCATCACGCATTTACGTTGTCGGCGGACCGCAAGGCATCCGCTTGGTCAACGCAACCACCCGCCAACAAGCCATTGCGCATGTGGCCAACACCACCATCAAGGCTCACGTGGCCAGCCAACAAGACTTGGTTGACCTCTTGACCAAAGGCTTGAGCGTGGAGCAATACAAACCCGCAAACATGGAACTTGACTTAGGAGAGGCAGCATGAAACGCATCGTATTGGACGTATCAAAAGGCGAACTGGACTACATCCGCGAAGCCGTGGAGCACAAACACAAATCTTTGATGACCTACTTTGACGCCTGCGAAGCAGAAGCTAATAAGCCTATTGAAGTTCAGGCTTGGAAAGATTACTTTGGGGCGCCCGCCGTGGCCAATGTTTTGCGCAAGAAAATGCTTAATCCACAGAATGAATGGACAGCAACCATGAAGGAGGAAAACAACGGCAATGTCACTGTTAAGGCAGCCCGCAAACCCCGCAAAGTGGCGGCACCATACGGCCTGAAAAAAGACGGCACACCCAAATCTAAACCCGGACGCAAAGCATGACAGTATTCAAAAAACTTCAGGCCGCAAGGCTTGCGCTGGTTGAATCCGGCATCAAGAAAACCGGCAAGAACTCGTTCCATGGCTGGGGCTACTACGAGCTGGGCGACTTCATCCCCGCAGTCCACAAGCTGTTTGACGCAGCCGGCCTGTGCGGCGTGGTCAGCTTTGGCTCGGAGCTGGCAACGTTGACAATCTACGACACCGAAGACGGGACATCAGTCCAGTTTGTCACCCCAGTCGTCATGGCCGAAAACAACAAGGCTCAGGCCATCCAGAACCTTGGTAGCACCCATAGCTACATCCGCCGCTACCTGTGGCTGTTGGCCATGGAAATCGTGGAAGCTGATACGGTCGACGCTCTTCCCCAAGAGGAAAAGCCCAAGTCCAAGCCCGTGGCAACGTTGCCAAAGACTGAGGCGCCGGCAACAGGCAAGGTGCCCACCAAGATCGAAGGCCGCGAAGGACCTTGGAACATCGCCGTGTCGGTCGATTCAACTGTCGACCTGCAGGCATGGATCGGCATCGTCATGGAAGCCGCCCGCCTCGCGCTTGGCGCAACACAGTCCAAAGAAGACGTCATGAACATCTTCAAGGTCAACCGCAACATCTTTGACAAACTCAAAGTCGAAGCGCCCGAGGACTATGAGCTGCTCATGGCCGAATTCAAAACAGCCAAAGACAAATACGGAGCCAAGTAATGTCAGGAAACAAATACCCCAACAGCGGCAAGCTGTCAGCCAACCGCTACAAAGACAACCCCAAGAAGCCCGACTTGGTCGGCGAGATCGTCATGCAACGCTCAGCCCTCAAAGAGCTGATGATGGAGCACACAGACGACGAGATCGTCATCAAACTCTCAGGCTGGAACATGGACGGCCAGTACGGAACATGGACGCGCCTGTCTTGGAACAACTACAAACCCAAGACAGATGGAAACGTTTCCAAGCCCGCTCAGCAGCAGCGCAGCTTGCCAGACGATTCAGAAGACATCCCATTTTGAACTAAAGTATGAAGACTTCACAGTTTGAAGGCTGCAAGGTCGCTATGAAGCAGGACAAGACGGGGTATGTACTTACCCTGTCCATCCACCCAAATGACGTTCCTGACGAGATCCTGCGTGATTTCGTTGGCGCGCGGTATCAGGTGGTGATGGTCCGGCTCAATGGCGAAGAGCAGCCCATGGCAAGGGAGTCTGAGTTTGGCGGCGCTGAGGCTGTGCGCTTGGCCGGCATCATCTGCCGCGAACCGGAGTTCCACAAGTACCTTCAAGATCGTGGCGAGATCTTTGAAGCCAATGAGCAGGAGGCAACCGAATGGCTGCGCTCCGAGCTCCACATTCAATCGAGATCTGAGCTCAAAAACAAACCAGAATCCGTACAAAAATTTATACAGATCAACGAGGACTACAAATCATGGAAAAACGCTTAATCCCTTACTCGGTTCACCTGCCCGAGCCTATCTACGCCAAGCTCAAGAAGGCCGCAGGAGAGCGCAAAGCATCGGCTTTGGTACGTGATGCCATCACCATGATCATTGACGGCAATGACGCCTATACAAGCGGCTACAACAAGGCTGTGGCCGACGCGGCTGGCATCGTTGCCACCAACAAGGTTGTCAACGGCATTGTCATCAACGGCAGCCAGATTGGGGAAGACCTGCAGATCAAGATCATGGCCTTGGCCATCAAGGAGAAAAAACATGGCACGCGCAAAAAAGTCTGAAGGCATTGAACTGTTGCGCCCGCTACAGGATCCAATTTCAATCCAAGAGATCACACTCATGGATTGGTATGCCGGCTTCATCCTGATGCGCGGGGCAACGCCAGAAGAGGCATTTAACACGGCAGAAGACATGCTCAAAGAACGAGCAATCAGAATGGGGGAA